GCTGGGTTCATTGCTTCAGTAATCTTATCAAAGATTTTCTTACCGAATTTAAACAAGAACACCTTGCCTTCATTCTCTGGATGTTTAGGATCAGATACTACAAAGATATTAGAATAGTAAGATAACTTTCTTTTTCTCTTTCTAGCAATTTCTTTATCGGCTTCTATGCCTGTATTCCACAACCTTGTGTTTTCTTCACTAACAGGATCCTTTTTGTTTAGTGTAGTTAAAGAGTTTTCAATATACCATTGACCACCTGGTCCTTGAAACGCATGATTCCAGACTCTCTGCCAAGGCATATCTTCGCCTTCTACAGCAGGTAAGAATCTTAATACTGCGTAACCATTGCCAGACTTATCTAGTTCAGGTTTCCATAGCCTGTCGTCTTGGTACTTGTTTTTCTTTTCGGGTTGTTCTATTGTGTTTTCTAACTTCTTGGTTAGTATGTCAAAATTTGACTTTGACTTTTTTAGGGCTTCTAATGCACTTGACATTGTATTTTCTCCTTGTATATATTGTTGTACGTATTTGTATTAATGTAAGTATTACTATTATTTATACTGGCAACATACTCAACCATTATAATATAATAACACTATTTACTCATATTGTCAAGCAGCTGTGCTTGAGTAATATATGTTAAATTCTTCTCATTTCCCAGTAGTTTTTGATTAGTTGTATTGTCATCATCTGCCTTATTTACCTTGTAAAATGACACGTTAGGGTTGTCTTTCAACACTCGTAACCACTCTGCTTCCCATATGCCTGTAGGGCTAGGTTCATAGTGTGCTGATGAATAGTTTTTAGTTCCTTTGTACATATTATTATACATCTTTGTATCTGATCTCAAATCCATACCTATCATATACACTTCGTCTATTGTACCATACTTGCAAGCAACATGGCCTGCTGTTGCACCAGCATGATAACCTGGGTCTTCCCATTCTTGTGTCTTATCGCCGTCTGTTATCCAAGATACATAAATGTGGGCATTGTCAACATCTTTCTTATACTTCGTGCCGTCTTCTTTTCTTATCGTTGCCTCACCTTTGATTGTGTGAGCATTCATAACGTAGTAATTAGTTGGGCCTTTGTTTGCAATCAAACTATCTGCTTTGTCTTTGTCTTGTGTGTGTAACATACCTAACAACATTGTATCGTACATGAAGTTAGGACATTTAGTCCACTCTCTAAAGTAACAAGGTATCTTATGAGCAACACCCTTGTGATATATTTCGTGTGTCATTGTGCTGTCAACAGCAATCAATACATCTGGTAAAGGATTATCTCTATAGTAGGCATTACAAGCATATATCTTACCATACTTTTTCAATGTTGTCAAGTCAAAATCTTTACGTGACTCACCATTGCCTATAATAAATGCTCTTTTTTTCATAATCTTACCTGCTCTTGGCCATCTCTCATCAGCAGTAGGAAATCTATCTGCCTTGTTTCTTCTGGATTGTTCTAATCCTATCTTTAATAATTCTTCTTCTTTCGGCCATTCTTCATCAAAGTATTTAACCATAATAATAATTCAATAGACCCATAGAATATATTGCAAGTGATATAGCATTCAATACAATTAAGGACCTATCATGCCATAACAAACCTACAGTTAACCAACCTATGAAACCTATGTTAGCAATAAACATGTTTAAAGGAAACAATTCTATTGCTGTAAACATCATAGCAATAATTAATATAATACTACTTGCCCACTTGATGTACCATGACAAGTCACCTTTAGGTGTTACCTTTTTATAAACTCTGCTTGAGTTTAGTTTGGCAATCTTGTCATCTAGTTTTTCTTTTATAGGTTCAATTGTCATTTCTTTTTTTTCTTTGTTATATGTTTGTAATCTATGTATTGAGAGCACCACTCATAGAAACTATCATTATTAGCAGGCCAACATGCAGCAAAGACTCTGTCTTTACGTTGTGATCTATATTCTTCTCTTACTTCTTGCTCTGTTAATTTACGCTCTTCGCTCATACAAATACCTCTTTCATTATAAACTTACATTTAGTAATATTAAACTTGATGAAAGGTGTTAATTTTTTTATTTTAAATGATTTTTCAGGCCAGATAACGTTTTCAGCAATCTCTTTGTCCCATCTTTTGATAAAAGATAAAACTTTATCCAAGATGATGATTGTTTGTACTGATATTTTTTCAGATAAAAGTAGTCGTAGCAATCGTGGATGTTGCCCACTATGTACACGAAACACATCATCAAACTGAATACTATTATCATTGATAACATTAGAAAGCAATACACAATCAGCTCTAAAATTGTACGTAAATGATTGATTATATTTTTTCCACTTGTTATAAATTGTTTCTCCATCTGCTCTAACTAAATTACCTATCCATGTCTTTGAATTGTAGAAGAAATTAGATACAAAATATTCTAGCATTTCTTCTTTTGTATATTTAGTTGTAAGTTTATGAAAGAAAAATCTATCATTACGTTTTAAAAATGTGTTAAATGTTGAATTAACTTTGGCATTGTGCCTGTAAAAATCATAAGTATCGGAAGTGAAGTGTAGTTTAATAGCCAAATATAATGTATAAGCTTCATAACTGTTCATATAGGTAAAACTGCTGTGCTTGATCGTTCAACCAAGTTCAGTTTTTCTGCCTCTTCTTTTATCTTTTCTTTTAATGGTTTATTAATTAAAGGACCTACAGACGCTGTATCAATATCATTTTCTTCACAATATTTAAGTACGGCATCCAAGTAGGACATCCTTTTCTCTTTTACTAGAGCTTCTATTATTTGAGCAAACTTTTTACTATTCATTAACATTATAGTTTTCTAACTATGTGTTTTCTTAATGCTCTTGTTAGTTCTTCTATCTTATCTATTATTGAAATTAGACTTGGGTCTGTTATGTATTGACCTTGTTCTTTTAGTTTATCGTATTCACGTAATGGTATTGTTACCATAGATTGCTCATTCTCATAAGTCATATCTTGGTCGTGTGAATCTCTATCTATTTGATTATCATTCATTATGCTCATAATTTATCCTCACTTTATTAATATATTATATCAGATATATCTAATTTGTCAAGCTCTATACTGCGTCACCAGGTTTTTCTAAATTAAAACTTCTATACATCATACAAGTTTCATGTCCTGAAGGTGAAGTTATAGCAGCTACTGATTGATCGCCTTTTTCATTGATGTAATAAGCGACAAAATAAGATGGTTCACCTGTGACTTTTGCACCCTCTCTACCCAGAGATATGTTTTCTAGTTTAAAGTTGTTATCGGCAAGATATCTCATTACCTCTGGTGATGTACCACAAACTACTGGTACGTGCATCCATCTAAAATCGTATTTGCTTTGTTCCCAATCTTTGGTATCTTCAGCAAATGTAGTTGTAGCAAATAATAGTATTATAAGTGTTAATAGTTTTTTCATTAGTTAAGCCTTTTGTTGACTTAACTATTTATATTATTTCTTTCAAAAAACTCCTGGGTGTGCTTATAAAACTTCTCTTGGTGTTCTTTAATTTTGTCTTCGGTGTGTATCCACTCTTGTACAAAACCGTCTTCACACGTGGCTAATATAACAGTTTGTTCTATCTTGTAATTAGGGTATAGCTCTTCATACATTTTTGCATATGCCGAACATTGTAAAAAGTTAGCATAATTATAATTAGCATCCCTTTGTTTTGTAGAGGTCTTAAAATCAATTACTGATAGTTTACCTCTATACTCAGCAATACAATCTACTTGACCTGCAACACCTATTTCTTTTGAGTATAGGTATTCTTCTAGGCAATGTATATTGTCTAGTCTAGCAAGATATGGTTTGATTATTCTAAAAAGTCCTAGTGGTGTAACAGCAGTTATACCTACCGACTTCTCGTCTTCATTGTTTAAGTGATTCTCAATTAAGGTATGTGTTGCCTTACCTCTATTAATAGCAGTTGTAGAAATATAGTTAGCCATTTTCTCGCCAACTGCATTTCGCCATGCTTGTAGACCTACTTGTTTTTCGGGTATTTGTCCTAGTATTGATGTAACGGAAGGCATATTAACACCATCAATAGTATAATATCTTACACCATTTTGACTCTTACCTTTCACACCTAAACTTTTAGGTAATACTTCTTCATTCAATTTAACACGTTTAAACATAATATACCTTTCCGTATAATTTTATATAATCATTATATCAGATAATAACAAGATTGTCAAGCTATATACCTTTCTGCATATACAAGTCAATGATCTTGTTTTGTTCTTCTATTCTGTCATTATTAAGACGTTCAGCAGCTCAACTAGGGTCATACGGTTCATATACCGTCTTACCATCATCATTTCTGTATGCTCTTAATACTTGTTTTCTGTTTTCTTCTTTGTTCTTATACGAACAATGAATCCATCCGCTATTAGGTTCTTCTGGTTTATGAAACTCTAATATCAGTTGGTCAAAATCTAAACTATCAATAATATATTTTGCTAAATCAGCATTTGCAATGCCAAAGATTTCAAAGTCCGCAGCCTGGCCTTTAGCGTGCTGTGATTTCATTGATGATCCTATTTTCACACATAACTCTGGCGATCTGTACCCACTAGATACTGATACTACCTTGCCATAGTGATCTCTAACTTTTTGTAGAACATTGTCACATAGTTTCTTTAAATTATCCATATGATCTTCGCTTGGATTATTGCTAATACCATGTCTATCTGCTGTTTGAGAAGCAGTTAGTTCTTTAAGCGAAAAGTTTTTGCTTAGTTGCATTTAATTTATCCTTTGCTATAAGTTTTATTTTCTTTAAGGTTCTTATATCGTACCATGCTTTATTTGATCTATCTTTTTTTCTTTTATCTTCAATTTCATTCACTGCTCGTTTTAGTTCTTTGTGATGAGCTTTTATTTCTAACATATTATCCCCTTGTAAGTTTTAATATTTTATCCATTTGAGCCTTGATGATTGGTCCTCTATTAGGCCAATGTATATAAGGTTCATTGGTTTTTGAAAGATTATACAAAAACGGTAGTATAGTCTTTTCAATCTCTTTAAATCTCGCCGATACGTCAGCGTCCTGTATCTCTTTGCTAACAGAGTCTTTCTCTGCTACAATTTGCATTATCTCATTCATCATAGACTTGATATCGCCTACATCTGATTTGACTTTTGCAATCTCTAAATTAGAGTCTTCTATAACCTTTGTGTCTATTGCTGGCGTGTCGTCAGCTGGTTTCTTTGATACAGGAGTAAAACCATAATCTACATCGGTATCAAACTCCCTCATAAAATCAGGTATGTCTGCCATTAGTTTTCTCCTTGTTTTATTAGGTGCAATGAGCGGATTGACCTATTAGACTCAGGTATACGACCGTTGTTGTTCAGTTGCTCGCTCTGCACCCCTATATTATTTAGATTTTGCACTTTGTCTAGCCTTGTGTTTTTTAAGCACTTGTTGTGTTTTGATTTGTTTTGTTGACTTTGTTCCCATTTCACTTGCTAAAGCACTCATTGGGTGTGCTTCTGCAACCTTTGACAATGTTTCTTTCCAACCACTATCTGATCTGTAACTAGCACCACTTACACCTGCAACAATTCTTATACCTGATATGTTTTGTTTGATGTGTTTGTTCTTTTTAAGATACTTTTCCATCTCGTCAATAGTCATCATCTCGGTAAACTCTTTACCAGTTCTTTTGTTTGTAAATGTGTATATGGGCATTTATTTAAGTGTTAGATGAAACAATAATTGATTAGTCACCATAAGCATATCTTCTAGTATGCTTTCTAAATCCATTTGACCTTGTACTTTACTGTTTTGTGAAATTGTAGTTATACGGCTTACTTGTTTTTGTACTTCGCCTCTAACTTGACCATTGTCAGCATAATTCATTATGCCAGGTCTTAATTCAGCACTAAACTTAATTCTAGTACCTGATTTACCTTGCCAAGTTTCTACAAACTCGTCATTTAATTTACTAAACTTTTCATAATATTCACCTGTTGTTTCATGCTCAGAATATGATTCTGTTTGCCAATGGTAACTTTGAATATCATTCAAAAAGTTCATATTTAATTGTATAAAATCTGTTATATTATTCATATTATTATTTAGTACTTGCTATATCTACTATCCTTTGTATTAATGACCCTAATCCATTCTGTCTTTGCATTGTAAGTAGTTCTCTAACACCTAGAGGTAAAAAATCCTCTATAGTAAGAGCGGCCACTTCATCTCTAGGACAACCATTAACTAGGTCCGTTACTAACTTTGCTGTGCCTTTTGTTATAAATGCGTCAGCGTCTATTTTATATATCATTGTATTATCTTCTTTTGCTCC